TTTATTCTACAATGAGAGAGGACTTCCAGGGAATAGTCACAGATAATGGAAGGGAATTAACTTTAATTAGACAAACAGAAACAACTGGTTCGATGGGAGATGTAAAAACAGTAAGTGAAGCAGAATATACTATTTGGACTTTAATTCAAGATATAACAAGAAAAGATAGACAAATCCATGAAATGGGTTTGGCTGTTCCAGGAAACTCAAAAGCCTTCTTTTTTCACGAATATCCAGATTCAATAACTGGAAATGGAACAGTGAGTCCAGAACCAGGAGACATAATTAAAGATGAAAATTCTAAGTCTTGGAGAATAGAAGAAATAATTTCTCAACATCAAGGAGATAATAATGAGATTTTTAGAACAGGAATAATTAAAAATATCGAGTTGAGCTAATGAAATTAAAACTCACAATTCAAAAGAAGATCAATAAAGGACTAACAATCGAACAATTACAAAATGTTTTATATTTTTCTATGTTAAAATTATTGGAATTAGCAACTAGAAATGCACCAGTAGATAAGGGCCTATTAAGGAACTCAATGTTTATGAAACCCCAAACAAGAGGATATTCTTTTTATGAAGTTGGAGATGGAGTCAATTATGGGGTGGATGTAGAATACGGAACAAGTCCACACGTGATTAAACCCTTAAACAAGAAAGCATTAAAATTCAAGTCCGGGGGAAAAACAATCTTTGCAAAACAAATCAATCATCCTGGAACATCTGCACAACCATTTATGAGGCCAGCATTGGATCAAGTAAAAAACATCTGGCTTGCTAGATATTTTGAGAGAGAATTTTAATAAACAACAATGTTTAAATAATAAATAAACTTAAGACAGATATCCAAGAGGATGGACAAAACCAAAGATGGTATTCATAAGCCCAAAAAACATATTAGTAGACTTTCTAAGAAATAGATTAACAGATCCTAGAGCTAGAGCAGAAACATCACAAACTGAAGAGTTTAATGGTGGTAGTACAACTTTTAGTTTAACTCCCACTACAGGGACTCTATCGAGCATTACAAGCGTCACAGTGGGCGGAACAGCCCAAATCAAATATGAAGATTATTACATAGATTGGCAAAATCAAAAAGTTATATTTTATTCAAATACTGCTTCTGGAACAGACAACGTGGATATTGTCTACAAAAGAGGAACTTCTAATTGGATTTATCCAGATAAGGCTAAGGAAACCTTAAGTAAAACAGCCTTCCCAAGAATGAATGTTTTGGTGGTAGGTGGAACTGGTGGTCGAGTGGGCCAATATAATTCTGATATAGAAAGTGCAATTCATTTCCAGATAGACATTTGGACAAAAGAGAACCAACCCCAAACAATTGATAGTGTTAAATACGAAGGGGACAAATTAGCAGAATATCTAGCCCATCAAGTAATGGCAGCTTTTAGATCATATGAGAACGATCTTCACCCAGAATTATACAATTATACTCCAATTGGAATCCCAAGAGATATGGGCTTCAATAAAGAAATGGAATGTTTTCACACAATTGTGGAAGCAGAACTTAAAGGCATTAATGTCTCGGAGAGTAATTAAATAAAGGAGGTTAAAAAAAAATGACAGAATATATGATCGGAAAAAGAGAACAAATTGCAATGTGTGAAGAAGACACGTGGGCAACATTAGGAACAAAATCTATGGCTGGAGAAGGTTTCATTGTTGGAAAGAATTATACTATCACCCCAGACTTTTCAAAGGGTTGGCAAGAAATTCTAACGGCAGGAGCAGATAGTAGAGACATAGATTCAATGGAAAAGGGACCAGAGACTTATAGATTTAATTTAAGTTTCAACCCAACAAATTGGAAGTTTTTGAGATATTGCGCACATGGAACGGTTAGTAACACAAGTATAGCACCAACAGTTCATACTTTCACAGCAACAGATGTTGTTAAGTCTTTCACATTAGAATGGGCAAAAAGAGGAGCAACAGATCATGTTATCACTTTAACAGGGTGTATAATCACAAACTGGACAATAAGTTTCACTAAAGGAACAGGGCCAACTGATGGATTTGTTACAGTTTCAGCAGATTGTCTTGCAAAAAGTGCAAGTGCAGGAACAAGCACAACAAGTGTAGCTGCAAACACCGACGATGCGTTTCAATTTAGAATGGCTAAATTAACATACGCTGGAAGCGAAGTTGTAGAAGTTAATAGTGGAGAACTAACATGTGATAATGGAATAGATGAACAAGATTCAAGGTATTGTAATTCAACACTAGATCAAGCGATTGGGGAACCAATTCCCAAAGTTAGAAGATACACAAGCAAATTTAATATCAACCAAAAAGATGACACTTATTATGATGATTGGAACGATCAAGTAGTTGTACCAAGTACAAACACTTTGGCTCTAATAAGAGGAACAGGTCCAGCAGACGATATAACGTTCACATTTACTGGCGTTTATTTGCAGGCTGCAACAAGTCCTACAAATATCGAAGGAATAACTAATGTTGATCTTATTGGAACAATTAAATCAACGGCAATCGTTGCTAACGATGCGCTCACAGACTATTAATCGGAGGTAAAACATGGAATACGAAAAAGACTTTGTAAAAGAAGATACTGTAGAGTTTGAGATAGAAGGTAGAAAATTCAAATACAAACCAACAACAGCCGGAGATGAAAATGAATGGTTAGAGGAGTATATGGTTATTGATGAAAAAGGTAAACCAAAACAAAACTTCAAAAAGGTTAATGAATGTAAGATTAGAAATCTTGTAAGCGTTCCTTATGATAAGGAATTGATTTTAAAGATCACTGGTTTAAACAAAGATTGGAAAGATTTGAGTAAGGAAGAGAAATGGGACCTTTTAAAGAAATTGAAACCTTCAACTTTTAGTAAGATTATTCGTAAAATGGAAGAGATAGACTCTCCAGTTAGCGAAGAAAAAAAAAACTAATCTTTAAAATACAGTGTAGCCATCCAGACATGGGGTTCTCCTTGGAAAACAAGGAAGAGTTTATGTTGTGGATTAAGTACAGGTTTTTTAAAGAGGGAATTAGTCCAAGAGAGTTCAGAAAATGCAGGATGAAAGACATCGTTGACATCCTAGACATTGGAAACGCTGTTGATGCAAAAACAGTAAGAGAACAAAAAATAAACGAAGCGATGCAAAAAATGAGATAATGGTAGAAGTAGGATCAATCACAATAGGTGGGGAAATTGAAACAGAAGGAATCGAAAGAGGATTAAAGAGAGTCGAAGATGGGTTCAAAGACGTTGAGAGAGTTGGTCAAGGAGTTAATTCTGATTTTACAAGAATGAATAGTCAAGCAAAGAATCTAGCCAGAACACTCGGGACAATGGCAATCGTTGGAGCAGGAGCTATGATTGCAATGGCCAAAGGTGCACCAGCAACAGCAGGAGCAATGGCTAAAATAGAAGTAGGGGCTATGAAATTACAATTTGCAGTTGGAGATGCATTAAAGGAAGAATTTAATTGGTTTGCAGATAAACTAAATTGGTTATCAACTTGGGTAGGGTCTAATCCAGATTTATTTGGAAGTTTAACAAAAGGAGTTTTAATATTTGCAGCAGCCTTCACAGCATTTAAAGTTGGAGGCTTATTGGTTGCAGGTCTTGGAAATGTAGCAAGTTTAGTTGCAACAATAGCAGGAGTTGTTTCTTCACCGATATTTTTGGCGGGATTAGGAGCTTTAGCATTAGCAGGAGCAGCATGGGGATATGCTTCTGGACTAGCAGAACAATCAAAAGCATACAATGCAGTAGGATCAGATGTTTTTCAAAATCCAACACAAGGAGCACTAGGCCAAGAAGGGCAAGGAACAAGAGTCACAGAACAGAGAAGTTTTGAATTTAATGTAAAAGATTTTTATGATTATAAAGAAAGTCAAAAAGATATTCAAACACAAACGTTTGAATGGGATGATATAAGATGACAATGAAAATAGAAAATTATAGTGGAACGGCAAATAAATTTGATTGGCCAAATAATCCAAGAACCTTTGATGATCCAATAAATTCAAACCATACTGTAACAAACATAAAATATCAAAGATACCATATTTTTGTATCTGGTGGAGGGGTTCTTCCAAAAAAGATAGTTCTAACAGGACAATTTAATGGATCAAGTAAAAATACAAATTATAGACTCTTATCTGGACATTTTATGGAAACAACCAAATTAAAGAAATTGTATTTTGATTCAGATAGATTTTATTTAGGGGTTGGAACAGATATTAAAAAAACACACGCTGGCGGAAGGACAAACTTTGTAGATTATGTAGCAACATTCGAAACAGTAGTTGGAGTTTTATTTGATAACACTCAACAAACCCACACCGACGGTGGAGCAGAAGTATCAAACGCTGGAAATGTTAATACTTTTATAGAAGAAGTTTCAGGGGATGTTACAAGCGGGGCATCAGACATAACAATCACAGATTCACTTGGAAACCAATTAGTAATTCCAGCAGCAAGTCTAACAACTGGTCAAACAGTTATTGTGACTTTTGTTAATATGGTCGATTCGGGAGATGGAGTCTATGTCACAGAATAC